ACTAACATCATTGCAGTGATTATTAATTTGTTCATAGTATTCCTTTAGAGTTTCGGGAGTTAGATACGAGTTATTTCTCGATTAAAAAGCCCCACCCATGACGGGTGAGGCAGATATTAATTAAATTTCACAGACCCCAGCTGAACATGCAAGCTGCTGTTCACCAGTGGTATTGTCTTCCTTTTCAAATTCCTCTAACTTAGAGAAATCTGGGTCAACGTCTTCAGGTAGAACATCGGATGTCTCGTAAGGAGTCATCTGATAGCTTCCACCGTCATATGGTAAGAAGCTTAAGCCACCTACGATATCGAAGTTTTCAAATACCCAGTTGCCTACTTCACGCCATTCATCTTCATGAATAGAGATTGTAACACTAGGGTTATGGTCTGTATAATGTACTTTGTACGCTTTCCACACTTCTAAGAACTGTAGAGCAGTAATGTTTTCTCGGGTTAAAGAACCGGGACGCTTAATTCCAAACTCAAATACGTGAGCATTTGGGTTGTAGAAGTCAGTCTGTCCGGGAACATTAGCAGCAATCATCATCTGAGTCAAAGGGTCTTTCTTGTCATTCCTTACTCTGCGAATATAAGATTCGGCATGAGCAGGATGAATACCAGAAGAGACTCCACACAGTTGTGATACCGTACCAGAGGGCTTAACGGTTGTTACAGCGGCAGAAGGGTTAATACCCAGAATAGCTGCAAAGGTTTTATTAGTTTGGTTTGCTAACTCTCTAAAAGCAATTAGGCGGTCATCAAGACCTGTCTTTCTTCCATTAGTTAGTTTGTTATCCATAATACCAGTCATAGAAACGCCTAGTAGCCTTTCCTCTCTAGTATTATCTTTCCATTTACTTCTCAAACCTTTGAGGTCATCGAATGTAGACTGGATAGTTCCAATTACAGATGCGATATGAACCTTATGACTCAGAGTTTTAATCGTGTCGTCACTTCTAATCACTACTTCTGACAGGTTGCAGAATTGTCCGTCCCGGAGCAAAATCTCCCCACACGGGTTCGTTCCTTCTACTATCGGCTTCCGCCCGATCTCCTCGCACTTTTTCCTCGCACTTTCTAAGTTGAAGATTCCACGTTCGCCGCTGCCTGAGTCTTTGATTGTTTGCCATTCGATTGCCCACTCTTCCTCCGTTGGTTTCGTCTTGTACACAGCGCTGTTATTAGCGAGTGCAAACTCTCCATTCTGAATCCACCATTCGCCTGTCTTAGCTTTTGCCATCTCTTTATCGGAGAGGTCAGATAAGCTAATTAAGGCTGAACGTCTAACACCACCAACAACAACTACCTCTGCAATCTTACACACAATTGAATGCGCTTCGATAGTGGTAAGGTTCCGACCTCTGGCATCGCCAAAGATCTGAACTAAGTGTTGGTGTAATCTTTTAAGAGGCTCAGGGCCACTTGCTCGTCCACCGAAGGTCTTCAGTCGAGCGCCTTCAGGTCTGATAGCACTGTAGTCAAAGTAAACCCGATATCCTTTTGGAATCAAATCACAGGCAACTGCAATACTGTCTCGCCATCCTTCCTTTGAATCTTCAATCTTAAAGTTAATCTTCATTCCGTTATCTTTTTCAACGGGAGCCAGTTGGCTAATAGATTCTTCTTTAACACTGAAGCCTAGTCCGGTTCCATGCATTAATACATAGAGGGCCTCTGAGAAAGCTACATAGCTGTCAATATCCAGAAAGCTGCAGTTGTATGCGGCAATGTGGTTATTCTCTAGAGCCGCGCCAGCCGCCATCATGATTCGCATCGAGGGCATTACGTCTCGATTTAACATAGCGAACTCAACATCTTCCCACGGGATTTCCGGCACATCGCCTACTTGTTTCTTAAATGCGTCTACTACTCGCCTAATTGTCTCAGGCCAGTTTTCTCTCCTTTGATCTTCTTCTCGCCACTTAGCGTACCGGCTTAAATAGATAAAGTTCTCATATGATGTAAATTTACGATATTCCATTAAATTAATCTTTCCTTGGTAATAGGGTTTCAGTACATCCTTGTTCTTCGTTCTCCAGTTGATAAACCTTAATGCCAGCTTCCAAGAGTATAGGAATACCGTTATAATGTGTTTTACGATCTAGATAGTATACTTCTTGTATACCGGATTGAACTAAGGATAGCACACAGTGGATACAGGGAGCTAATGTAGTGTACAAGGCGCTTCCCTCAGAACTCTGAGTGGAACGGGCGACCTTTGCCAGAGCGTTGATCTCTGCGTGCACTACAGTGCTTAGTGTGTTGCCTTTATCATCTTTACAATTGTTATCAAAACCACTTAAAGTTCCATTATACCCAATACCTAATACTTGGTCTCCGTTGCAGAGAACAGCACCTACTTTTGTATTAGAGTCTGTAGATTGTTTGGCAGCTTCTCGAGCTATACCCATCATCAATCTATGATGCTTCAGTTTACTCATAAAAACCTCCTTTCGATAAAAAGGCCCCACACAGGAAGGAAAAGGATTAAACTTCCGTGTGGAGCCGTACTCTGGTTTTTTGTGTTGGCTTCTATAAAGGGGGGTACTTTAGAACAGAAAACTGGAATCCATATCTGATTGAATTACATCAGGCATAGTCAAGCTCTTCAGTGCCACCTCTTGTTGTAGAAGCTTCCGAACCTTCTTAACTGTCAATCGCTTAGGCTCAAACAAAGAAGCCTGCTGGACTGCGTTAAAGTCGCCGGGGGTTAAATTGAGGGTCATTCCTAGTTTTTGACCTTCAAACTTAGGGAAGTAAAGGTGAAAACATTTCTCAATCTGCTCTGGTGTCATGAATCCGAATTTAGTCTTCAGAAACAATCGCCTAAGTACAGCAGGATCTAGAGTAGTCATCAAGTTAGAAGTAGCAAAGAAGATACCGTTAAACTCATCAAGCTCAGTAAGTAACTGGTTTGTAAAAGTTTTCTGATAATTCTTATCCGCATCCTGCCGGTTTCCTGCCATAGAATCAATCTCGTCAATTAAAAGAATTGCTCTCTTTTGACGGGCTTCTTCAAAGGCATCATGAAGGTTCTTTTCTCCTTCACCAACATACATAGACTGGAGTTCACCGTAAGTCTTCTTTAGTACAGTCATACCAAGTGTGCGACCAATGTGATTAGCCAACATACTCTTGCCTGTACCGGGAACACCATAGAATAACCCAGTAATAGCAGTAGGACGGTCTTCTGTAGGTTTCTGCATAATACTAACAATACGATCAACTATCTCCTGACCCGTGGGCTTGATGTTAAGAAGACTAATATCATATGGACCGGTCTCAGTTAAGAGACCTAAGTTTTCTTGACGAAGACTTGTTAATGATACAATAATGTTTTTGCTATACTCTAAGTCAGAGGTAGATTGTTGGTTACGGTTATCCATCGTGTCTTGTGCACGCTGTTGAGTCTTAACGATCTTGTTAGCAAAGTAGATAATCTCGTCCTCTTTGAATTGTACAGGGTAAACCCTTAATACAACACCGGGAATAGTTTCTCCCGTAAGACTTACCGTACAACTCTCTCCACGACCCCAAGCAATATCACTAGTCTCATACTTATTGCTTCTACCCATTCCTTCGAGTAGAGACACAAAGTCTAACGTGTCAGCATCCTCAAGTTCCTCAGCTACCTTCTCTCCTAAGAGATGCTGGTAGTAGAAAGAAATCTCAGATGAAAACCAGTTAATTAAGGCTTCCATACGTGACATATATTGATAAGGTTGATCCTCATCTAAGTAAGCCCGAGCAGTATCATCCTTTGACAACGCCCCGAAAGTCTCGGGAATCATATGAGATGATTGTCCTTTTGCTTTAACAATACCTTGACGTTGAATAGGAAGAGCATTGATGTGAGGGCTGTTCATAAACTCCTCTACCATCTTCTCTGCTTTACCAATCGGCACAGATGCCTTCTTGTATTCCTTCATAGCCTTCTTCTCTAGCTTATCACAACGATCACCAATAGCATCAATATACTTATGAAGCAATTCATAGTAATCAGTAGCTTGCCAGCCAATAGCATATGAAAGGGCTTCTGCTAAAGTAATACAGTCTGCCGCTATCATTGCCTTTGGTTCCCGAGGGAATCGGCTTTCATCAAAGTCTTCTTTAGTTTTGTCTTTATAGGCATCTTTTAGAATACCATATATTCGAGACTCTGTTACAGTTTTGAAGTTACCAAATCGTTGCATGTATTCCAATGCTAAGGACAGGCTTTCTAGGCTAGTTACTTTAACTTTCTTGGACATATTATAGCTCCGTTATATCTTTGTTTAACGCACTCGCATCCATATAGGACAGACGGTTTGTCTTGTAGTCATAATAAGCACCACCAGCATTACCTGTCTTACCTGTGAATCTAGACTTAAGCACTCGTATCTTAACTGTGTTCTTTACAATTTCATCATCTGAAATCATATTTCTAGCAAAAGCAATTATCTGGAACGATACCTGCTTAATGCTACCTGAGCCCTTAATGTCATCCATTGAGGGTAGTTTGCCTTCCTCGAATGAGGGGCCTTGACCGTTTGTTTTTCTTAGGTGGGAGATAACGCCGAACCATACATTGTGCTTCTTACACATCTTAAGCAGGTCACTCATAACTTTATCTACCGCACTGTTAGCATCACCCTCTGCTTCCGAAGTAGCAATTGTGAGGTGATCTAGTACAAGATAGCGACAACCCATCAGACACATAGTTTCAATCTTATCCATTAGAGACCCATCAGACACAGAGCCTTGATGGTCTAACATGATAATACGATTGTCTCCGAATACAGTATCAAAAGCTTCTTTCTTATCTTCCTGACTAATTTCAGGATTATCTGATAGATTCTGCTTCAACTGCATTCCGATAAACTTCTCAACTGTGTCACCGGGGCCTTCCTCTAGTGAAATCATACCCACACTATCTTCAGTGGTTTCATGTATGTGCATAATGATTTCTTTAATCAATGTGCTCTTGCCTGAACCAGTACCTGAAGTAAACAGGTCAACCTCGCCGAAGCGCATACCGTGTGTTAATTCTGTTACACCTGCTAAACAGGGTGGGTAGGGAACACTCTCAGTAGATTGGCGCTCTAAAAACCTGTCCCACAATGCTTCTCCTTGGATTATACCGGCAGGAGACCAAGGACTTGCGTCCCATATAGCAGTAAGAATAGCCATATGACCGTGCTTAATAAGCTCATCACATGCATCTTTTTCTCTTAGTTTTGCAATTTTTACCTTATCGATGCCTACAATCTTACATGCCTCTTGTAAAGCCTTTTCACCGGCAGCATCATTATCTAACATGAGTACTACCTCGTCGAAGCTTCGGACCCAGTCTCTCTGTTCAAGGAGAAACTTAAGGCCACTTGCAGAAGGTAAAGATACAGCAGGATAAATCTTTCCATACTTCATTTCAGAAGCCATAGCAACAGCCATAGCATCCAGCTCGCCTTCAGTAATTACTAGGCGCTTACCTCCGTGGAACTTAGATTGCCCGAAAAGGCCTTCAAGAGTTCCTGTGACACGAAAGTCTTTAGGTAGTCTTCTGATTTTATAACCAGTTATTTCTTTAACCCCGTAAGGGTAAAAGTGTTCAGTAATGTTATCCTCTAAGTCTGTAGAACAACGAACGTCATAGAAGTCACAAATGCTCTTCTTAATACCGCGCTCTTTAAAGCCGCGAGTAGGGTAGAGGTCTATGTCTTCTAACTTTACCTTTGGAGTATTACTCTGCTTCTTAGGCACTACCTTAAAGGCATCTGTTAAGGCTTCAGGGCTATCAGGGTTTGGGTGTGATTTACCGCACCCCATACAAGTTGCGGGGCCAGTATCATATACAGCTACGTTGTCTTCAGACCCGCAAGAGTCGCATGACATGTGACCTATGAACTTCCCTTTAACTTTCGTCATTCTTACTCCCGTTTGCTTTATTCGAATACATAATTGCTATCATTGTAAAACATAAAGTACCCATGCCGAATCCGTGTATAATATTAGGGACAGCACCAAGGGCAATGTCAAACACGGAGAATACACCATACCCCGATACTACTAAGGTTAAAAACGCAATAAATGTTTTCATACTATTTTCCTTTTCTTTAGTATAGTTTTAGCTTTCTTTAAACAACTCTCCATTGTACTATGCTGTTCTTCATCAAAGCCCGGTATGAACTTAATAGCAGCAATCTGGTTATTAAACCACAACCGCTCACCATTGCTATCTCGTTCCGTCATAGTGTTTAAAACGAATTGTAGATAGGCTTCGGTATAAGAGGTCCATGCTCTTGTCTTAAATACTCCTAACATGTGATACTCAAATTGAGTACCTTCAGCTCTAGCTTCTTTAATGTGCTCTGAAGATGAGTGATAGGTTCTCCATACAGAGGTACCTGTCTTTGTCATGGAGTTCTTTTTATAGGCCCAGAACTGTCTCTTTCCGACGTATCCCTTGCCCGTAGCCTTATCAACAAGTAAGTACACAAATCCGAACATTGTACTAGTATCATAATCTTTTCCTGTGTATTCCCAGTGACCAAGCTCTTGTTTGAGCATAATCAAAGGGGGCTTATAAGCTGGCTTTCGCTTCTTCTTGGCTGCCATCTTCTCTTCCTTTTAATTTAGCTAAATTGTAGATTGCTACATCATGTAAGGATAGGTCGTAATGGCTGGCGATTGCTGTTATATACCACAGCACGTCTCCTAACTCGTCTCTCATATCTTGACGAATATTACCTACTGACCTATCAATCCTGTTTTCTTTCATTCTTTCGCTGAGTACCTCCCCTGCCTCTGCTGAAAGCCCGATAAACAAAGTATCAAGGTTAGGGTGTTTGTTAGCGAAACTTAATGCTCTTTCTTCGTAGAATTTCATATCCATTTAGGCATACTCCTCTTAGTCCAGTTCATTTGTATTTCATTTCTACGGGCTTTATAGTACGCCCGATAGGCTAATACAGTGTTAGTTTCTCTACACTCCTCATACACACACTGAGGGGGTTCAACAAAAGCTACCTTAGGTAAATCTTTAGGAATTACTTTTAGATACTCTATCTTCTCCCTCTCAGTCTTGTGAATCTTACCATAGCGATGAGTATATTCTTTAAACAACGCTTGAAGGTGGTCTAAACCCCACTGGTAAGCAGCTTGGGAAGACCGAAGCCATTTTGTGCTAGGGTGGTTCTGGTGAGTCATCTTATAAACAAACTCAGACTGAGGAGTCTCTAAAAGCCTGTGAGTAGTGCTCAGCATTTGTGCTGTCTCTAGTATCATCTTAACTACGTGTTTATCACACAACGATACCGCAGCATCACGAGGGTTTTCTTCTGTAAAGAATAGATTCATTTATAATCTCCTAGTACATAACGTGGATGTCTTCTTCTCCGTCAAAAGCAGACATATTATAGGATTCAGAATCCTCATACCAGTCTTCTGATGGCATTTCATACCTGTAGTGTTTAGTAGTGAGGTTTAAAAGCCCTGTAATTACGTATACATACGCAGGGTTTACTCCATCATCTACATACTCAAGGTTAATAATCCCTTCTTCGTGAATTTCTAAGGGAATCTGAAAGTCGAAAGACCTAGTGGTATACTCATTAATCTCTAGGGTAATCTGTTTAAACTCTCCGGTTAACTTAGCCATTAGATCTGTTTGTTCTTGACTCATTTAACTCTCCTCCAGTTTGGTTCTTGTTCACTCTCGCAACGACCTGCGATTGTGCTTGGATGCATAAGGTAGTGCTTACCCGCTTCTACTAGATTCTTAAAGAACCCTTCAGGGGTGTATACTCCTTTCTTATGTGAAAGCTTTTTGTCTTTAGGTGTGTACTCCGGCTTAGCCCACACAAGATTCTTTTTGAGACCAACTATACTTGATTCGCAATCCTCCTTAGTACTCTTAGTTACCCACATTCTCACATACACTCGATTGCTGTGAATACAATCTAGCAACCATCCAGCGTGATTGTGTAGGTCAGGATTCCACGCGTCTGTACCTTGACCGATACCGAGGTGGATTGTGCCCATTCGGACAAAATGTTCGTATACATAATAATCATTATTCATTATTCATCCTTTTTAAGATTTATTAAAAAGTGTCTCAAGTACGTAGGCAAACACTACAATTGATATTGCAGGCATTACTGCTGCTACGATACCCACTAGCTGAGTATATTCCATTTTCTTATGAACCTCTTATGTAAAATAAACGTGATTGTGTGTAACACAGTGATTGTGTCTTTGATAACGGCAACGTAGCCACCGGAGACCTGTTTAAACACTGGCCTTCAAAGTGTTCTCTATTACCATCTTCTTTGACACCGCCTAGGGCAGCGTCTATTTCTTTCCATTCAAGCATAAGAGCATCGGGGAGCTTCGGTGTAGTATGAAGAACATCTACTTCAAACGAGCTAACTCCCCTATATCTTTCACTTACCTTGTGAGCTTTTATGCGTTGTTCCATGTCCGTAGTGGCACCGATATAAATCTTTTTCTTACGGACCCCTTTATGTTTCGACATAATCTTATATACATAGATCATGCTTACCTCCTTTGTCTCAGAACCAACTTGAATAACCTTTTTCTTCTACTGCTCCATATACTTCAGTCCTATCATTAGTTTCATCATAGAAGAACAATACGCTCTCACCTAAACAGATTTCTTGTTCAGCTATGGATTCAATATCTCCACTAGCATCAAAGTAAAACTTGTGATTACTATTAAGTTCTTCTGCACTTAAACGTTCGGAGTTAGGAAAGTATGCAGCCCAAGTAGTAGCGCTCTCACATAATTCTGTAACTCCTTGTCCTGTGTAATCTACTTCATCGTAATCAAGGTTAGCACTTAAGGCTTCATCAAGTAGTAGTATAGCTCTCTCTTGATCCGCAGTAAAACGAACATAGTGAAGAACTGACTGCGCCCTACGCTTCCCTCGGAGACTCATGTGTAGAGTTATTATCTTTACTTTCTCTTCCATTCTGTAATTCCTTTAAGTTATTTTTAAGGCCTAATAAATTAAATCCAATGTAGTAAGGTACAATAGCAACAAAAATCCATAGCTCCTTCGATATAGAAATGTAAAGATCAGGTATAGCGGCGATCAGAAAGATTACAAACGCAGCAATACGCTTTCGAGGTTCGATACTAATTATAAGGGCACAACCGACCATTGATGAAACAATAACGATTGCTTGCGATACAAACAAAAGAGTTTCATGCATCGCCTTCCTTGTCCTTTTTCTTTGGAGAAGTCTTCTCATAATTAACAGATTGTGCAACCGCTATTGTGCCTTCAATTACTCTGATTAACGTTTCTACTAACACTGTAGTATTTAGCGGAGCACCGGATTTAAGTACAGGTAGTGCGTCAGTCAGCCCTCGTAATTCTTTTTCAAGACCAGCTATTGTTTTATCAATTAATTTCATTTGTATTCCTTTATTTAGTTTAGTGAACATCATACCAGTTATTGCCAATTAAGCCTTCACCAGCCATACAAGTTACATCATACCATTTAGGCGCTTCTTCAAAAGCTTCAGCCATAATCTCTTTTACTCGTTCCGCGTGTTCAGCTTTTGCTGCAACTTCGAACTCATCGTGATAGAAGATTAGGGGGCGTACATCAAGGTTTTCTTCTTTAAACTTATCCATCGCATAAGCAACAGCACCTTTACAAGTAATACCTTCAGCAGACTGAAGTAAATAGTTAAGAGCCTTATGACCTGAGTCAATGTAAATCCTTCGACCATCAAGAGCAGGGATGGACGGGCGTCCTCCTTGTGCTTCTGTCATCTTATAGATTTCCATCAATCTGTCAACAAGCTTCTTAAAGCCGGGAATAGCTGCAGCAAACTTTGCTTTAGATTCTTTCCCTGCTTTTTGGTTTCTTACACCTG